TTACTCCCCCGACTGGATTGCGCCGCATATCAGACTCAGGGCACAGGAAGCTAAGGTTGACCACGAGCTTTATGCGTATCTCATTGCCAGGTCGATTGCCAGGCGAGGTACACACATAGACGAGATGAATCGCGCCCACACTGCTAGGACGTGGCTTCAAAGACACAGAACGACGTGGTCAGAAATACGCATCGCCACCGAAGTCGCTAAAGCTGTTGGCGCTACCAACACACTGTCTCCCTTTGATGTCTACAGCCTTTTGCAGATGGAGCGTAACATCGACGCAATAACCCAAGGCGCCAATTACGCCTCTAATGCTACTTTACTCAATGGTGCCCAGGCACCGAAGGCAGCCTGATCAAGGCCTGCCCTCGTCAGTATGACATGCGCAGCCCACCAAGAGGCTAGTGCAGCCAACCTACCTAAGATAGGTCCAATCTCAGATGGTAAGTTTTTATTCATACCAAACGAGGGCTGGGACGCCCACCAGAAGTTCTGGACTAGGGTGGCCACCTTTAGATGTAGTAAGTTAGACAGACATACATTCGCACATAGTAGTTGTGCTTGTAATGAGTATATTAGTATAGCAGGTAGAGTAATTGGAGAAGTGCCTAAGCCGACCAAAGAAGGTCTTGCTAGGTTGCGTAAGATAAGGAAAAGAATATGTGCTAGATTGCCCCTTGTACCCGAGTGGGAGTTGGACGAAATGCCAATGTTATACTCAGGTCGCAAGAGGGACAGGTACCTCAACGCTGCTCAACACGTCCGGGAAGGCGATAGCAGCGACAAGGACGCCCGAATCACCATGTTCGTTAAATTCGAAAAATCGGAATTCAAACCTTCCAAAATTAACCCAGATCCGAGGGCCATACAATTTCGTGGACCCAAGTATTGTGTCGAACTTGCTCGTTACCTTAAGCCAATCGAGCATGTGTTGTACAATTTATCCGGTGACGGGAAATTACTGCCCGCTGGCAGGCTGATAGGTAAGGGCCTGTCTATGGAGAGAAGGGCTAGGTTATGCGTTGATAAGTTCAAGGAGATGACAGATACCGTCGTCCTCTCTCTTGATGCCAAACGTTTTGACCAGCATTGCAGTGCTGACCTATTGAAAGTTGAACACGATGTTTATCTTTCAATGAACAACAACCCAAGGTTCAGAAAACTGTTATCTCTACAATTAGACAACAAAGGCACCTCAGGCCATGGCATCAAATATATGACACGAGGCAAGCGCATGAGTGGTGACATGAACACCGCTCTTGGCAACTGTGTTTTGATGGTGCTAATGGTAACTACAGCCCTCGAAGGCATTAAACACAACATTTTGGACGACGGTGATGATGTTCTTGTGTTCATAAATGGAGTTGATTATGACAGAGTCATGGAGCTTCTCAAGCCAGCATTCCTTTCTTTCGGTCATGAAATAACCGTTGAAGGAATTGCTAGAGAGCTTCATGAGATTGAGTGGTGTCAAGCTAAACTGGTCGAAGTCACACACGATCAATGGAAGTTTGTACGCACCCCCGCCAAAGTCATAGCAAACGCCACTTGTGGGACCAAGTACGTTCAAGCAGGAGCTAGAGGTAAGCTTCTCAACACCGTGGGGCTTTGCGAGACCATTGTGAATGCAGGTGTGCCAATACTGCAGGAATTTGGACTCGCTCTGATGCGAAATTCTAAGACCCAAAAGATACTCAAACTTGATATGGTAGACAAGTTGTGGTACCGCGTAGACAGGGAATTAGGTGGAGTTCCGCTCCAAGTAGCAGCTGCCAAGCCTCAAGCTATCAGCGAGTCTGCCAGGTTATCATTCTCTCTTGCCTTTGGCATCACACCTTTCGAACAGGTGGTGATAGAGGAAGCGTTAGCCAGGTGGACTTTTGACATTACTCAGACCGTGACAGTAACTGGTGAATACGACACAAAGCAGTGGATCACCAACATCTTGCACACAGATGAAGTTACTCTAGCGGCCTAGGGAATTTTTAAGATTAATGTCGCAACATAGCAATCAAAAGAATAACCGAAAGGCCAAGGCCTCCACCGCCCCTCGCAAGGCAGGTGGGAACAAGAAGAAAG